GAGCTTATGAAGATTTAGGGGCAACTAATGTAATAGAAAAATTATCAACTACAAAAACAAAAGATGAGTCAAAGAAAGCAGCCAAGAAAGAAAAGTCAGGTAAAGAATCTTCAGACTCAAAAGAGTAATACTTTTGAATTTGGAGTTTTTAATTTAGCAATTCCTGAACATATTGAAGAACCACAAGACTTATCAAAGGTAAGAACTAAGTTTATTCCTTTTGGTACTAACAATTTGTTTCCTCAATACTTAGCAGAATTAAAAAGAAAGTCTAGTACACACAGAAGTGTATTGGCACAAAAAGCAGTTTTTACAAGTGGTGCAAAATTTGTAACTAACAATGAAACTGTTAAAGAATACATAAAAGATGTAAATGCTGATGGCGAGTCATTAAGAGAGGTTTTTAAAAAACTTGCTGATGATTATTACACTTTTGGAAATGCTTATTTAGAGGGCGTATTATATGATGGTGGGTTAAATATATATCACATAGATGCAACTACTGTTAGAATGTCTAAAAACAAGAAAGAAGTGTATGTACACCCAGACTGGGCTAAGTACAACAGTATGAAGGATAAATTATCTATCATTCCTCTTTACCCAAATAGTAAAGGGAGTAGATTTGTTCTTCAATTTAAAGATTACGAACCAACATTCCAATTTTACGGATTACCAGATTATGTTGCTGCTTTAGAGCATATTGCAGTAGATTATGAGATAGGTAAATGGAATCACACTAAATTTAAAAATGGCTTTCAACCTTCTGCCATTATTGAGATTAATGGTGATATGGGGGAAGAAGAAGCAAAAAAATTAGTTAGAGAAGCACAAAAGAAGTTTGTTGGAGATGGGAATAATGGTAAGATTATGTTTATTGTTAAGAATGGAGATGCTTCAAACGCTAATGTTCAAATTATAAAAGATGACCAAGAAGGTAGTTGGATAGATTTACAACGAATTACTGACCAAAATATTGTGACTGCTCATAGATGGCAACCATCATTAAGTGGTTTAGTAAGTTCTGGCAAGATGAATAATACAGGAAGTGAGATTAGAATTGCTTATGATTTAGCAATGACTACAGTAATTAAAGACACATCTGATTTGTTATTAAATGGTCTTAGAACTGTTTTATTTAAGGAGATGGGATTCTTACCAGAAGAATTAATTATACACTACGAGCCACCAATTAGTTTTGCAACTCAAATAGACCCTAAACAAATTCTTACTATTAATGAGCAAAGAAAAATGTTAGATGAGGATTTACCAATGTTAGAGGAGGGTGATATGTTCTTAACTGATAGAGAGCAGATTATTGTAACAAGAGATGATGAAGATAACGCTTCACAAGTAACTGAAACTAAATAATAACTATGGCAAATGTAAACAAATATATCCCTCTAGTAACAGCAGCAGAAGTTATAAGCAATAGTTTTACTAATGCAAATACTGACCCTGCTTTAATATCAGACAATACTATATTACTTTCTGAATTAGCACACATAAAGTCTGCTTTAGGTCAGAAGTTTTATGAAGAAATAAAGACTCAACATAACGATGGTACTTTAACTACTAACAATCAAACACTTGTAGATGACTTCTTGACTAGATGTCTTTCTTGGTTTGTAAGGTTTGAGGTTATTAATGAGGTGCAGAGTAATAGTACAAGTGCAGGAATAGTGCATAATATAGATGAGTTTGCTACTATTATAGACCCTTCAGAGTTAAATGCTTATAAGCAAGACACATACAGAAAGTCTGAGATATACTTAAAAGATATGTTGGATTACATGAACGATGATGACCAAAATGGTCATTACCCTACTTACGAGTCTAACAAACCTTGTAACGAAAATGTTTATAAGAATCATGGCATAATAATGTATGATAGTATATATTCAAGACCTACTAGAAATTATAACACTTGGAAAGATTTCTGTCCTTGTGATGATTGTTAAAAAATAAATAAATGGCTTCAAACGAACATAAGAACTTAACTGACGCAAATAGACATAATCCAAAAGGTTTTGAGAACGCAATAAATTCTAGCGTTCTTTGTAAAACTGCAGGTACTGGTACTACATTACAAGATGGTAATCTTGATTGGGCATATAAAACTTCATTAGGAACAACTATTTATAAAATGCAGGGATATATTGGTTCTGCACTTACGAATTATAGTTATGGAGAGGATATAGAAGATAATAAATCTCCTTTTCAGTGGGATTTAGACTTTGGTAGCACAAGTGCAACAGGGGCTACAATAACACCTAAAAATATGTTTAGAGCAGGTGCAGGTCATGTTATTCCTGCTACTGCTACAGTAAATAGTATAAGAGGATGGGTGACTAGTGATGGTGGTAATGTAATAACAATAGCGATTTGCAAATTAACTCCAACAGCAGGTTCTTCTACTAATTTAACACCAGTAGTTGTTGATGAATTTACTGCAACAGGTGCTAGTAATAATTCTAAGTTAGTCGCAATTAATGAAACAACTATAACCGCAGGTTCTTTAGCAGCAGGAGATATTTTATTCCCAATGATTAAAGAGGCTAGTGGAGGTTCTGAAATTTTTGTAAATCTAACAGTAGAAACAATAGGGTACTAATGAATACTAAAGAAGAGTTGATAGCAATGAAGAAAGATATTAGTACAATGGATGGTAAAATAGATAAAATTGACTCTAAATTAGATATGCTTACTGAAAAACTTTTAGACCCTGATAAAGGTGTAACTGCTAGAGTAAACAGAAACACAGCAATGAGAAAGGTTTTAGTAAAAGCAATGTGGGTTATATATACTATAACTATAGGGGCATTAATAAAAATATTCACAGAATAAAAAAAATAAAAATATATGGCAACAACAGTAACAGCAGCAGACTTAACAGTAACAATAACAGAAAGTTATACTTTAAATGGGGTTTCTTATGGTAATACTTTAAACAAAACTTACGCAAGTAATGGTCAGGTTTTACAAAGAGTTATGAATATAAGCACAAGTGACCCTGCAATTTTAAACTTTGGGGCAGCAGATGCAGCAGGTCAACTTACTGTAGGTGATTACAAATACTTTAGAGTAACTAATTTAGATGACACTAACTTTATAACTTTAACACTTTTCAATGGTACGGACTCATTCTTTTATAAGGTAGCGGCAGGAGATACTTTTGTTTTAATGAACAATGAGATGGATGCTATTGCTTCAAGCACAACTTTTGGTGCTTTTGCAGATATAACTCAAATAAAAGCAGACGCAGATACAGCAGCGTGTGATATAGAAATAATAGCAGTAACAGCATAATATGGCTAAAAAGGCAGGAGTTTTTAAATTTAAGGGTACTACTCGTAAAAAAAGAAAAGGAATACATAGTAAAAATGCTTCTAAAGGTCAATCTGGTTACAAGAAAAAATACAGAGGTCAGGGAAGATAAAAAATAAATAATATGCCTTGCTACGAATGTGAAAATGGAAAATGGAAATTTGGTCAAACTGGCGATTGTCAGTATGATTCTAAAGAAACCTGTGAAACTGCCAATAAAGACTATTATGCAGAAGAAACTTACAATGACTACCCACAGGCAGCAACCAATAATGCTAAAAGAGCAATAAAGTATAAAGAAGAGAATGGTAGTGATTGCGGCACTATAGTAGGTTGGACAAGGGCAAGGCAACTTGCTAATAGAGAAAGCCTTACAAGAAGAACTATTGCTCGTATGGCATCATTTAAAAGACACCAGCAACACAAAGATGTTCCTTATGATGAGGGTTGTGGAGGTATAATGTGGGATGCTTGGGGTGGTGATGCAGGAGTAGAATGGGCAATAAAAAAATTAGAACAAATAGATAAAAAAAACATGGCTAAAAAAAGAAAATACTATTCTGACGAAAAGCATGACCATCACTTTCACTTTACTCAAGAGATGATGGAAACTTTACATCATGAAGGAGAACTAGAGGTTAAGGTTGAAGAAGATGATAATGAAATGCTTATACTTTTTACTTATGATGTGGATGAAATTGAAGAATACACTCCAGAAGAGGAAGATATTAAAGATGAGTTTGGGGGATATTTTGATGAGATTATTGAAAATCTTAATCAATCAAAATAAAATGAAATTTAAGTTTTTTAAAAAATCAGAGTTTACTTGTAAGTGTGGCTGCGGAGAAACTATTATTAGTGAAGAATTGTTATTGCAGTTAGATAGAGCAAGAGGATTTGCAGGAATACCATTTAAAATTAATAGTGGTTACAGATGTGCAAACCATCCTCAAAGTAAGAAAAACCCTACATCTTCACATATAAAAGGAGTGGCTGCAGATATAGAGTGTAAAGACAGCACTACTAGAGCCATAATTATGGATGCTTTAGTTTATGCTGAGTTTGAAAGATTTGGTATTGCTAAAAATTTCATTCATGTTGATGTAGATAACGAAAAACCAAGTCCAGTTATTTGGTTGTATTAAATAGAGTATTAATTAAAATAAATAAAAATGGAAATTTTAAAAAAAATGGTTGATTCAAAAAAATTCTGGTACACTTTAGGGGCTATATTTGTTCCTTTCGTATCAGTTAAATTAGGATTAACAGAAGGAGAAATTGAAAAAGTTTATTACGCAATCTTGACACTTATATTAGGTCAGGGTATAGCAGATATTAAGAAATAATGATAAAAAAATGGGTAGGTGAGGCACTACTATCAGGTGGTGTGAAGCCAATAACAGAATTATTAAAAGCAGTTAAACAACTCTTTACTGACTCTAAAGGTAAGTGGAGTAGTAAAAGAACAGTTAGTGGAGTAGTTGTAATCGCTGCAAGTTTATATATAGAGAAAAATGGTATTGACACTAATGCTTTAATATTAACAGCACTAGGTGTTTTACCTTTATGCTTCTCTGTATTTGAGAAAAATAATTGCAATTCTTGTTGTGTTAAAGAAAAATAATTATCTTTGTGGAAACTTAGTACAGGGTTGTGCCTGTCTTTGTTTTCATTGTTTATAGTTTTCAAGAGTGGGGTGTTCACAAACATCTCACTCTTGTATTTTAAGGGGGTTATTTTTAGTATCTTGCAACAAACAAATTAAACAATACTATGAAAAAAAACGGAAAAAGGCTTAGGCTATCTGAAGAAGAGGTGGAGATGATTTACGAAAGTAGAGCAACAGAAACCAACGTAAACAATAATACAGTATTAGATATGCACCTTGATGAAAGGGGTATTGATAAAAAAGATGTGGTATCGGTAAAGCATTGGCAGTCTGCAAGTGGAGAGTTTAGATTCAGCGTAGTAACAAAAGAAGATGTATCTATAACTACAAACGATATATTGGGTAAGATAAGTGAATTTATAGAAAACTATTCTCCTCATTACCCATCAGTAAAAAGAAAAAATAAAAATGCA